ATCACGCATCAAATCAGAAAAATTTGTACCATTAAATAATTCAAATTCCGTACTCATGATAATCCTTTTATATAAATATTAAAGCTTTGTTGAATCGACTATATGACCTGATTTACGATATACGGTATACATTTTCATATAATCCCGTTTCATCACGTTGAGTACTTTTGTAATATTTTGAGTTTTAAGACCGGTTCGTTCTCTTATAAGAATATATAATGCCTTTTTATTAAAGTTTTCTATATTTTCTCGTATTCTAAATAATTCTAATATTGTATCAGCTACTATTATATCACGTTTATTAACAAATATAGTATTAATATGATTATCGTACCAATTTACCCATAAATTAGTAAAATCTCGTAATGATTCTTGATGGTCATTTAATGATACTTCTGCACTAATATTTCTATTAGCATCTATTTCAGATGGTTCGCTACGCATTTTTAATTTTGCGTAATTTGCATTATTTTGTATAATAAGGTAATTTTTAGCAACAATAGAAAAATAAGAAAAAGCCTTTCCTTTACCTTCTTGATATTTTCCTATTTTTTCAGTTAAAAATGCTACTACTTCTGCCTTAACATCTTCATATGGCACATCAAAATATGAAAATCTAAATGTATGATAAATATTTTCTACTAATTTATTAAAAGGATAATTAATATGTTCACGAAATACTTTATTACGTTTAGCATAACTAGGTTCTTTATTATATGCAATAATTGCTTGATCTGTCATATATGTAAAATACATATTTTTTGTAGGTTTTCTACCACGTCGCTTTTTAGGACCATTAGTTTCAATATCTGTTAACTCGGCCTCTAACCATTTATAAAATAAATCTACTGGTCCTAATTCTTCCATTAAAATCCTTTATTTAACTCATCAATAATATCACGTAACTCTGTAAATACAAACCCAGTTTCGTCATCTGCTTCAAATGAACCTAATCGATCGATTTGTTTTAATTTAGAATTAGATTCATTAATACGTGATTTTAATGTTGTAAAAAATTGATAATATTCTGTATTTGAATTTTCTAATTCTTCGATATATGATTCATTAGCTTCTTGTTTACGTATTTGATTGAAATTTACAAATACCGAAATTAGTAATAGTACTGATAATATTATAATTGTTGTTATCATATTAATCTCCGAATAAGTCGTTAAACATTTTATTAGCATTGATTTGTGTCTGTGGACTTGTTATTTTCTTTTTAGGTACATTAGTAGTAATAGGTTTATTATTATTCCACCGCTCATACTCTATTCTAGCAGCCATTGAATCGGCTTGGTGCATCACATAACCTAAATTTGTTTTTAGTTTTGCATCTGCAGACCTAGATATAAAATAAGGTTTATTAGAATCGTCATATAATCCATCTGTTAGCTTTATTCCTAACATTTCGTTCCATGATATTTCTATACCATAATGTTGTAATAACCAAATAGATAAATCATTTACTAATGTAAATGGATTATTAGGATTAATTTTATATTCCTTACCTTGATTCTTTCGATGCCATTCTGAATCGTTCCATTGATAAACTTCATTACCCTGGCCAGGAAATCCCATTTTACCAATATCATGATTTAATGCAGTAAACATTAATTCTTCTTTAGTATAACCTGTCATATCACCTCCCATCTTAGTCCATAACATATGTACTTCTTGGGCACATTTAATTACTCGTAATACATGTTCAACATATCCTCCAGGAAATGCATTATGATAATGATTAAATGAAGAAGCCGGCGACATGGCCATTCGATCTTCTAAATCATTATACATTGCTAATAATTTAACTTTACGGTCTCCAGTAAATTCTGTCTTGATGATATTTAATAACTCATCCCAGTTTTGTGCTATTTGGTCAGCTGTTAATTTCATATTATTGTATCGATTACGTTATATTCTTTTAATTGTTCGGCAGTTAAATATAAATCTGTTTTCATATTATCTTTCCACCATATCTGATCTTTACTTGTTTTATCAGCTAAAATATCATATATAGATTTTTCTAAATTCTTTACATTATCTAAATATGCAGTTATGTCACTCATTTTACCTCCTAGGAAACTTGATGATTGATGAAACATTACAGTAGATCGTTTACTCATCATTCTAGAACCAGTACCACATGCCAATATAATTGCCGCGGCTGAAAAAGCTCTTCCTCTACAAATTGTATTTACTTTAACATCTAATGATTCAATATAATCAATAATACCTAACATTTCATGAACATCGCCACCTGGAGAATTAATCATTAAATTAACAGGTGCTGTTTTATCTTCACGATTTTGTAATAAACTACGCATACGTATAATAAGATCTGTTAATGTAGTATCATTTATTTCATCGTTAAGAAATATTATTGAATCATTATAATCAACTAATGTAGCTAATTGATTATGTAAGGCTTCGTATAATGAGCCATTTTCTTTCTTATCCTCTTGCTCAATCGGTTGTGGAGCGGTTTCATCGTATATACTCATCTATTACCTTTTATTAATTTATTAAATATAAAGAATTTTTTTCGTAGATCAAAAGATTATCTAATCTTTTTCAATTGCCGTTCTAATTTTTTTAATTGTGATTGACCCAATTTAATATCCTTTTTAAATCGTGCCTTCTTTACCTGACCTCTAACCATTGCCATTTGTTGTAATATAGACTGCTCTAGATTAGCTTTTTCACCTTTAGATAATTTACGTTTAGCTTGTTTAGGTTCTATTTTTGTAACAGGTCGTTTACCTTTAAGTTTAATCTGTTCAACACCTTTATGAAATACATTTCCATCTTTATCAACAAACTCTTTCATGAACTGCCAACCCCGCGGACGTCCTTTAGAAACATATCCTCTACGTATTTCTGGTGGTGGGACTGTTTTACATGTACAAAAAGAACATAATACAGATGTTGTACCAGTTGTAACTCGAGTCCAGCGATTACATCGTGGAGAGTCTTTTAAATGTTCCCACGCGAAATAAGATTCATCTGTAATACTATTTCTACAGATCATTTCACGTTGTCCGTCGCGAATGCGAGATTTAAATTGATGCGTAACTTTTTTCTTTCTAGCCATAATTTATTTATTTATTAATACCAATAACCATTACTCCGGTTTGAGTCTTTCTTTTCTTTTTCATCATATATATCTTTTTCTATATGTTCTTCATCTATACTTTCTACATTTTCATCCTTCTCTAATTCTTCTTCCCAATGTTTTAATGCATCAACATCATTAGGATCAAAATGATCGTTATCTTTTAATGAATATGATACGCCCCATTCTGCTCCTTCTGGTAAACTACATTCTACTCTACGTTCTAATTCTCTATTACGTGTTTTAAAATAATCTTCTTTTTTATTTTTAGGTTTTATTTGATTAAATGCAAAATTAGCTGCTATAACCATTGATATAGCTAATGGATCAAATACAAAAATAATTAATAACAAAAACCAATTAATAATTTTATCCATTTCTACGTCTAATAAATTAGATAAATATTTTAAAGGTCCTAATTCGCGTGCCGTATCATTTCCTATCTGTTGTTTTAATATTTCTATATCTAACTTTGCGATAGAATCTGTCACCGCATTTAAATTAATTTTTGCTTCTTTTAATTGTGATTGTAACAATTTACGTTGACGTGATGATGTTGTTTCAACTAATTGACCCGTTTCTTTATCTACATATTGTATCTTTATAGGATTACTTAAAGCCTCTGTCCAAGTTATAACAGATTGTTTTAAATCAACTCTTTGTTCTTCAAATCGAGTACGTTTCTGATCTATAATTGCAACTTGTTGATCTAGATATTCTGATTCATTCGCAGTCTCTTGATATGCCCCAGAAAGATATCCATAAATACCACCTGATGTTATTAATATTAATACACCAACGGATATAGAAAGATATATTCGTAATATTTTATTAATACTATTCCAATATTGATATAATAAAGATGCTACAACTAACTTTGCAAATTCTAAAGAACTAGCCATTATAATTACTTGTGTACTAGCTCCTGCAAATAATTTACTCAATCCAAAAACTGAATAATATGCTGCAGAGGCAGAAACTGCTAAAGCAGATAATGCTATAACAATTGGAAGTAATTTACGTTTCATATTTAACTTGC